TCCTCCTTAAAAATCTATTGGTATATTACAAATTCCAACCTCTTTATAAATATTTCTACTAAGGTCGTTTTCTGCAACTATTTGAAATTCATTAGTTGAACCAAATCTATTTTTAGTAATAAATATAATACTGTAATGTTTATTTCTGTCTAACTTAAACGGTATTTTACTTTTACCATTTTTACCCTCTAATCTATAACATTTTAATTCATTTTTACCGCCCTCATATTCGTCATCAAAGGGCTTTCTTATCATAATATTGGTAGAAGCTACGTCAACTATATTCTTTGCCAATCCAATATTATCGTTGGTGTAATATCTTTGTTTTGTACTACTTTTGCCTAGTTGGTATGTAACCCACAAATGAACATTTTTACCCGTAGGCTTAATAACGTCATACAATTCAACACTATCCTTAGTCATTTTTGCATAAATTTGGTCTGTCCCTGCGTCCGTACTTAATTTAAATGTATCTAATATAAACTTAGTGCAACCTAAACTAGCATATTTTTTAATGATTTTTATTGCTAACGAAACCTTATACTTTGGAAATGGTATTATAGTTATATTTCTTCTGTCTTTTTTTTCTTCTATCCAATCAGCACATTTAGCCAATAGATTCATGTCTTCTTCACTAAAATTACCGTCTCTTAATTTATATTTTTGAAAATCAGTTTTATAAATATTGTTTGCCACCCAAATAATTAATTCTTTCTGCCATTTTTCCTTATCCTCTTCGTTAATCATTATGCATAATTTTTCATCATATTTTAATATTTGTGGCAATATCCACTCAATAGTCGTAGTTGTTTTTCCTGCCCCACTTAATGCCCCCATCATTGTAATGTGTCCATTTAAATTACCGCCTATTTCTTTGTTTAATATAGGAGAGTTATATAACGGCATACCTACACTCTGCCCTTTGTTTAGTTTGTCAACAAGTGCATGTATACCTTCGCATAAATTATAACTCTTAACCTCTCCGTCTATATCTACAAATATATGATTAATTAAAGCCTCATATTCATCATATATTTCCTCGGCAGTCATATCCACAAAATCACTAATTCTATCATAAACAGGAAATTTTCTCTTTAATAATTCTAATACTTTTAACCATTTTTTTAATTCTTGAACATAACTATAAAAATTCTCAACCTTTATGTATTCTATACCCTTTATAATTGTATCGTATCCACCATACTCTATGTATTTTTCTTTTAATTTAGGGTGCTTTTCAAGATATAAACCAACTGTAATTTCGTCAATACACTCTTTCTTTTCAACCATTACTAAATCATATATTATTTGATAATATACTTTCCACTCGTTATGACTAAAGTCGTCTAAAGTTATGTTTTCTAAATTATATAATAATTCATGGTCTTTATATAAACATAAAACAATATTGGCTTCACAAATCAATTTGTATTCCTTTACTTTTTTATTAGCTTTAACTAATTCTTCTTCAAAAGCCGATAATTCGCTCTTACTTTTTTTATTCTTAATTTTCGTAGATTCTTTTGCCAAAGATACACCACCTTTTCTAAAATAATTTACCATAGGTATTCTAAATTTTTATTGTTTTTTCCTTTTTGCTTTCTATATTCAGCACCTTGATTGTAGTGGTTATCAAGTGTCATATTTTCTATTTTGCTTTCAGATTGTTGTTTGTTTTTAATTCTAAGAACAACATCGTTTATTTCATTTTCAATAAATATCATTATTGAATTAAACTTATGTTTTTCATCTTTAAATTTAGTCTTATTTGCTGTTAGATATTGTAATATTTTAGGTTTACATATCTTAAATGTATATAAAATTGTCTTGTATTCATAACTAGCATTAGGTTGTATTTTTTTATTAGCTATAAATTTTCCATCTTTCAACCCTTGCAATCTCAATATCATATATTTAGGTAATTTAATATTATCGTCATATTGTAATATTTCTTTTTTTACATAGTCGCGCAATTCACACCAATCCAACCATTCTTGGCTATTCTTTTTCATATCATCACCTTCTTTTTGTAGAATAAGGGGTGTTGCCACCCCTGTATTTTATAGTGTTAATAATTCAGTAAATTCTACAAGTTCTTGCAATTTGTCCACATCAGACATTGCAAGATTTCTCACATCTAAATCTAATTCTTTTACTTTCTTATTTACCTTCAATTTAGCCTCACTATCACTTAAAGACTTCATTAATTTCTTAAACTCGGCTACCAGTTTGTCTGCTTGTTCGGATTCTGAAATCATTTTTGCTTCGTCCTTTTCAATATCTTTCTTAAAGTCTATAACTCTTTCCTTTAATGTAGAAGATTTATCATATACATGCTTCCAGTTTTCAAAAGATGGATTTTCTATTACTTGATTTTTTTTATATGTTTGAGTTCTGTCCTTTAGAACTTCTGCCTTATAAACTTCTTCTCCGTCTTTATTTTTTTCTGTAAAAAATCTTAATATTATATCATAATCAAACTCTAATCCTTTAGAAACATCAGGGGCATATCCTACAACAACCCAATTATCACCTTTCTTTTCTTTTATGTCTTTCTGTTGTGCTATTGATACTATGTTTATGCCTTTGGAAGCCAACATTATTTTTATTGATTGAGCCTTTTTAACTAAAAGTTTTATTTTACCCCATTCTCTTTGGCTAATATTGGCATCTTCTACACTTTCTCCCTTTCTTCTAGCTCTCTTTTCTGCAACATTTAATCCTGATAACTGTAGATTTTCATAAATTTTTGTTTCTGAGTCTAATACAAATGTTTTTATTTCGTCCAATAACTCATCTTCAATTTCTTCTAATGCTTCTTCAACTTCGTCAGCAGATGTAGTATTTAATATGTGTTTTAAATTTGGGTTGTTTTTATAAAATGCCATACCATCTTCTGAGTCAATTGCGGCTATTTCTGGAAATGTTAATGCAAACGTTGTTTTACCAGTCCCCGTTCCACCATAAGCTAATACTTTAAGTCCACTTTTTGTTTCTTCAACTTTTTTAAATATTCCCATTAATTATTCCTCCTATTTCCTATTCAATTATTTATTGTTATTATTATCATAAGTATAGTCAAGCAAAATTACTTGACTATACATTTTTATTATTAATCTTTACTCTAAATCATCAAGTGCATTCATCCAATCCAAGTCATCTTCATCTTCCTTGTCTTCTTTTTCATCGGATTCTACAGAAGTATCTTTTTCGTCTTCTTCATTATCTAGCAATTGTGCTAAGAATACCAAATCGGATTCTAAGTATTTTTGTTTGTCTATAGATATAACAGGCTTTCTATCGTCATCTTTACCAACATATGTAATGAAAGGCTTTCTAATTATCATTCTCTTTTCTCTATTATTACCACCAATTGCTCCTGCACACTTAGCCATAGCTTCTTCTAATGTATAAGCACCCATATCAATTAATTCTTTAATATCTTCAGGGATATCATCTTCGGTAATATTTACAATTGATTGTCCTTCTATTAAATCACCTTCAACAGTTACTTCTACGAGAGAATTCTTCTTTTCTGGCTTAAACAACTTATTTAAAAGTTTCTTTGTGTTTTCTGGCTTTTCCTTGTCAACTTCTAATTCAAAGGTTTTTGCAAATGCCACATTCTTCTTAATTTGCTTTCCATCTATCTTACCAACATAATCTACGACATAAGCGTCTATTGGGAATGAAGCTTTTTCTTTATCTAATTTTCCAACGGCATTAGCGTCGGTTAAAATTGTTTGAGTAAATGTGGCTTTATATTTATCTTCAGTATCTGCTTTAGATAAGAAAATTGAAGTTATCTCCTTTTTAACTTGTACCTTTCCTTCATATTCACTATACTTCAAGTTACCCTTTACATTAACTATCATACCGTCTTGTAAATGGTCACTTAAATATTCAATAGCGTCATAGGCTGAAAGAAACTTTTTAGTAACTGTTTTACCCTTGGTGTCTTTTTCTATACCAATGGTTATAAAACAATTATCTCCAATTACCTCAAACATATCTTCATCAAGTCTATCATCCCAATCAATTGTAAACTTATTATCATAATCGTCTATCATTTTTCCGCTTTCATTTTCTTTTACTCCATGCACATAAATCACGTTGTCTCTTTCAGAACCATAACCGCCCATCATTTCAGCATATACTATGTTCCCATTTCCACAATTAACTCTCAAGTTCATTGTATTATAAACCCAATCAGAATTTTGAGATTGTCCATTTAATTTAAATGTGTAATCATTAATTTTAACTTCACCGATTAAATTAAACGTTGCTCTACCCTTTTTAAGTTCAGTTTTATCAGTTTTCTTTGCCATATGTATTATTCCTCCTAATATAATATTTTTATTATGTATGTACTATAATTGTTTATTTGGACTACGCCCTCTTTTTATGGGCTTGCGAATTCCCTGTTTTATTTTTATATTTATCACCTCAATATATTAATATTTTTATTATAAGTTATTAAAACTTAGTTTTTAAAAACTTATATATTTTTCTCTAAGTGATTGACAACTGCACTTAAAGCTCCTACTATAAATTTAGCTTGGTCAATACTCAATCCTTGAAACGATTCGTAACACTCCCCACAATCTTCATATACTGTTCTTAAAAATATTATAGGCGTTTCCTCGTCTTGCTTAAACTTTTTTACAGCATCTTTCCAATCCCCATAATTACTCTTAACCTCAACTTCTGCATTGCCTTGTTTCCATGAAAATTCTTCTATCACTTTTTATTTTCCCTCCTTATATATAATATTTAATATTTGTCCCATTTCTTCTAGCAGTTCTTTCATTTGTTTTAGAATCTTCTGTCGTTCTTCAAACAGTTTATCTATGTCTTTTTTTATTATTTGACATACTAAACCTTCCTTTTTATTTATTGTTTTTAAAAGCCTTATAAAACTCTTCTTCGATTTCTTCCTTAAACACTTCAAATTCTATTCCTATTTTCTGCTCCAATATCTTTCCTAAGAACTTTAATGTATAGGCTAGATTATCATTTATTTCATTGTCTGTCTTTTCATCTTCGCATTGCTTAAATAATAGTCCATCTTCAACCATTTCTTCTAGTAAGTCATTTAAGGTTATGTATGTATATATGTCTTGGTATATTGCCTTTAAATCTTCCACTGGTACTTCCTGTTCAAAATACTTAGGATTTTTAATTTCGTACACATTTTCGTCTTCGTCTAATAATATTAACTTCTTAATTATCCTCACCACCTTTTTATTTATTTTCCTTACTCTTTAATAATACCATGTTTAATTTATATGTCAACTGATTTTTATTAAATTTAATAACGTATCCCTTCTGTTTTGAAAACAAACCTTATTTTTTAAACATGAATATATTAGCTTACATATAAACCTGCTTTACTTATACACTTCCCACATAAAATCCATATACCACCCGTCCTCAATTTCGTTTTTGTATAGTATTTAACCTGTGCCATTCCATTGGGATATTTTTTTTGAAATAAAGTTTGATTTGTGAACCTCACACCACTAAAGTGGCGTGCTTCAAGATTACTCTATCATTTTCCCACATCATCGTCCTCGCTACCTACTAACTCCATGGGCATAAATTCCGATAGTTCCTACCGTACTAATTTTTATATTAATATGCTTTTTCTAATCCTAACTCTTTTAATCCATTTATATTATAACATATGTATTGTCGCCCTAACTCATGGCTGAAGCTACAAGAGTGCGGGCGAGGTCTTCAAGAACTACATCCTTGTCTATTACTACTGTAGGTTTCCATTGAAATTCGCCATGGTTACAGGATTTGTTATATGATTTAAGATACATTGGAGTTCACCTACCTTAATCCATATCATTATAAAAATCAAAAACATCAAATAGTTCATTAGACGGGTCTATATATTCCGTTTCTTCCATTTCATATTCAATATTCATATAGTCTAAACCCAAGCAGAACCCTTGTATCAATCCATTAATTTTATTATGATAATAATCACCTTTCACAATAATATAATTATCATTGGTTACTTCTACAAGAGCCATTTCTTCAGGAAATGTATTATTTACATACTTTTTAAACTTCTTCATATATTACTCCTCTCTATTTTTATAATTTGATACGACATGCAAAACAACAAAATCCACATGAGATATAAAATATGCCTAATTTTTGATTGTAGAGCTTACACTTCTTTACTTTCTTGAACCTCCCACGACTGAAGTCGCGGGATTCCCCTTCAATATCTCTATTGAGACAAGTTTACAGGGGCTAAAGGGTAGTTCCTACCCAAGTAATCTTACTCCTTCATTTAGAATATTTATTCTCGTCGGCTGTATCCCATAACTAAAGTCACGGGTGTTAGCCGACTTTTAATAAAAAGATTGCTCTTGAACAGCTTTTGCCAAGTGTTTATTTTTCATCATACCTACTACATTTAAATCTTCTAAACTTATAAATATTGGTTTTCTATTTATAATTTCAGTTGTAATTTGATGTAAGTAATTATGACGAATATTTGTTAGTCTATGATTTACCTTTAAAAGTTGTTTTTCTAACTTTTTAATGTTACAAGTTTTGTAGTAACTCCTCCCTTCTTTGTTTAATTCATATTTTCTACTTACCTGACGTTGCAACCTACGTCTTTTCTTTTTTAATCTTTTAACTTCTTTAGTTTTATTTATATTTTTATAAACATATCCGTTACTACAAACAGCTAAATCTTTGATACCCAAATCTATTCCAATTCCATTATTGGTAGGTAATTCTAAATTATCCTCATATTCTATACCTACACTAATCCAAAAGTTTATACCATCAAATGTTACTCTAGGATTAGAATACTTGCAATTTGTTGGTATTCTTCCTTTTTCAGACAATCTAACCCAATTAAGTTTAGCTTTATTCTTCTTAGTTGAATTAGATAATTTTTCTAACTTAACATGAGTATCTGTAAATTTAATTTTGATATTGTCCACATAAAAGCTAGGCTTTGATTTCTTTTTACTTTTAAACTTAGGAAATTTAGAGTATCCTTTAAAAAACTTTTTATAACTATCACAAGCATCTTTTATAGCTTGTTTAGGAATATTATTTGAATATTGATTTAACCATTTAAAATTATCTTGTTTCTTTAGTTGAGTAAATTCCCTTCTTAAATCATTATCGCTTATAAATTTACCACCATTCTTATAATTTTCTTGTTGTTTAGCTAATGCCCAATTATAAGAAAATCTACTTACACCAAAACATTGAAATAATTTAGTCTTTTGTTTGTTGTTGGGAATCAACATTACTTTTATTGATTTTATCATAATCCTCACCACCTTCTATTAATTCTTTAACTAATTTTCTAGCTTTATTTGCTCTTTTACCTTGCAACTTACAACTAAAAACTGTAATTATTTGAACTAAATCTTCAACCAATTCCTGTTGCTCTGATTTTTCAGTATTATCAATTATTTCTATCTCACAGTTGTAAAGACTTGCTATATATTCTATTAACTCAAAACCAAATCTTAACAATCTATCTTTGTATAACACAACTACTTTTTCTACTTTGTTTTGAGTTATTAATTTTATCAACTCTTTTAATCCCTTTTTCTTATAATTGATTCCACTTCCAATATCAGAAATTATTTCAAATGGTTTTCCTTGAGATATTAAATACATTCTCATATTTTCTACTTGTCTTTGTAAATCATCTTTTTGTTTATTGCTAGAAACCCTACAGTATCCTATTATTTTTCTATCAATATTAGGTTTAATGTTCATTACTTGACTTAATTGTTCATGTGAATAATATCTATATCCATTAGATGAAGTATGATGAGGGTGTAATTTTCCGTTGTTGTCCCAGTTTCTTAATGTTTGTGCTGATACTCCTAATATTTTTGAAAACTCATTTATAGAATAATATTTCATATTTATCACCTCAATATTATTCTACACTTAAAAGTTATAAAAGTCAACATGTATTTATAACTTTTTATAATTTATTTGTAACTGTTAAAAGCCTCCCTTTAAGATGATTATAACATACATTTGCTTTAACGTCAATTAATTTTATTAATTTTTTTAATATTCTTTATCAATTTAATTAATTTTAATAACTATACTCGGAAAAGAAAAAGGGATGTGTAGTCCCTTTTTATATTATTTATTATTCTATTGGTGTAGTTATTACCTTTACAACTTTTTCGTTAAATTCATTCCATACCTGTTTATTAATAGCGTCTAATTCCTCTTTAGTTAATTCAGGGATTAATTGCAACAACTTCTCTTCCATTTGTGCCTTCTTTTTTTCCCCTGCCTTAGTTATATCTTTAAACTCATCTTCAAGGACTAAATAAATTCCCTTAGCAACTTCCAACGCTCTATTATATCTTTCTCTATCTTTTTCAGTAGACATCTTTTGTTTCTTCTCACTTAAATATTGTCCTAATATAGTCAATACATAAGAAGCCAATAACCCTAGTATAGACAACACAAACTGAATTAGTTGATTTAACAACTGTTCTTTCATTAATATACACTCCTTTTTTTTATTTATTTTTATTAGCAATTCTTCAACATACAAATCAATGTATTCGTTCCAACAATTCCGTCAACTGTTAATTTATGTTTTTTTTGATACTCTTTTACTTTTACTTCCGTATTATTTCCAAAAATATTATCCTGTGTAGTCCCAACAATCTTTTGAATCCAGCCTACAATTGCACTTTGATTACCTTTCTTAATTAATCCAAATTTAGATACAGTAGATAAGGTTAATTCTCCTAATATACCATCTTCAACCAACTTATTGCCATTCTTATCTCTAATTCCCATAGTATTACATATCTTTTGGTAGGCTAAAACATTATTATTTAACTTTGAAGTTTCAGCCTTCTTTACGTCAAATTCAGCCACTACTACATTATCAGCAACACATTGAATTACTATATGTCCTACGTAATTGTTCTTCGCCCAATCAATACATTTAGATTTACCTGTTAATGCGATTAAATTCTTTCCATCAACAATTATTCTGCATAGTTCCTTTTCATAATCTTTAGTTGATTGAGTGACTGGGTATACAACCTTTCCTTGTTCGTTAAATACATAATAACCTTTATTTTTATCAACACAATCCTTCGCATTTTGCAATATAGTATAAGCTCCAATTTGAGAATTTGCGTCTGCCCATGCCTTTCTTACACGATATATTTGAGATGGTTTTTGTGTTGCAGGTTGTGTCTCAACCTTCTGTTCAGGATTTAATGCTTTCTTCAGTTCTTCTCTAAATGTGTTCATGTTCTTTCCATGTAAAGGAAACCAATGATGGGGGTCTCCATGATTGGAAGCAATTCCCTTTTGATAACCTTCACAATGCCCCATTATATCTTTTTCTGTCAAGTTATACTTTTTACACAGCATTACACACAGTTCAATTGTATTTGTCCAAACCTTTTTAAAATATTCTTTATCGTTAATATCTTTAGGTTCACACATTTCAATTGAAATCAGGTAATTATTTCCGTCCCCACCACAATGCCATGCCCTATGATTCCAAGGGAGATACTGGTATACTTCTTTATCGTCTACAAAAGCATGAACACAAACTTCTGTGCTTGCATTATTCCATCTACTAAACCAATCTTTAGCCATAACTCCCCTAGTAGCCGTAGAGTGAATCATTATACCCTTGATTGTTATAGTTCTTCCCGCTAAATAACATCTGTTTGCGGTCATGTACTTAGTTATTAAATTCATATTTTCATCTCCTTATTATTATCAATTTATAATTATAAACATTATTTATCTCAAGTTTGTTAATTTTTATGCCTAGGTTATCAATTTTATTAAAATCAATAAATAACATCAAAAATTTTAATAAAATTGTTTAT